CCTGCTAGTCAACGTTTTGTATGCCCTTACATACAAAGTTAATCTTATACTTGATGAATTTATACTTGTCATAAAATTGATAAATTATCCCAACCGTCGGCACTTACAGTTAAAGTAAGCACTCCAGGGTGCGCCCAGAGGCCTGTCCTTGCGCTAAAATCAATACTTTTATCGATTGCGGGACATTGAAACCAAGTTCTATCTCCTTGTTGCATAGAGCGAAAATGATGATAATGCGCAGAAATTAATATTTCAGCGTCTCCTGGTGGTAACCAACCAAACATTTGACCTTTCCACCAATTTAAAATTTTATTTGTTGGATCTCCGCTACCAGCAGTCATATGTCCGTGAATAAAAGCAACCTTAATTCCATATATTTCTATAACTTGATGAAAATCATCTGCTACATCTACTTTTACTTTGTCATATCTAGGATTCTGTTCCATAATTTCACCACAAATTCTAAGGTGCATAGTGTCACTATTGTCTAAACGATTTGTAGTCACGTTTCCCTTACCAGAGCGAGACATTTCACCGTGATTTCCTGGAACTCCAGCTAAAACAATTTCATCTACTATTGGTAAAAATGTATCTACGCATTTCATTATTAATCTTCTAGCCAAATGATATTGTTCAGCTAAAGTCAGTTCAATATTAAATGGCTGCGAATCATAAAATCCGTGACAA